CCCCATGTTTTTATTTTTTCAGTTATATCGAACCAACTAGTCTCATACCCCCCGGATGAGCCAGTTAAACGCCTTTTGATAGAGGCTCTACGAAACACCTCTGCTTTGTTCTTTTTTGTAATCTGACGGACTATAGTCATTTTTTCTTTCCCTTTGGCTTAGTGGGATCTATGAATTCTTTTGTAATATAGTCATATAAAAAATTAAGGTTAGATATTAAATCATCATAATCAATATTTACCAGTTCATCATCCACAGCACCTGTTAACTGGATGCCTTTTAACGTACCAGTCAAATGGCCAATAATTCGACAACACTTAAGTCTATCTATCATGTCTTTATTCATCGTCCGATTGTCTCCTCAAAATCTATTTCATTGGAATATATATATCGGCTGGGCAGTATTTCCTTGCTCAAATTATGCTTTATCTGGGCGCGTAATTTAGCTCGTTTAATCGAAATTACATTTAGTCTGTGCAACGCAATAAACATCCCTATACCTATAATAAACACAAGGTATAATAATGCATAAATCCAATCTCTCTCTATCCAAAACCTATTAAAAATAATCATTTCATCTCCCTGGGGTTTCCTCAAAATCTATTTGACCAGTAAAACCATTACCTATGATGTTGCTTGTAAACTTCTGGAATGGGAACCCATTAACCCAATTGACTTCGTATGTGTCTCCACCCCAGTCACTTTCGGTTGGTAGTGGGGTGAATTGTAAAGGGTTCCTTGATTTGTATGCTGTCTTAAGTTCTAGCCTGTCTGCGCTTGATACGAATGGTATTTGAATAGATGCCTTGAATTTATCAGCAAGAAAGTATCTAACTGTACCCCCATCCGACATTTTGTGATTAAAACTTGTTTCATTTATTCTAGGGTCATATTGATCTGCAGACGGGTTTTGGGTAAACCGATGATATAGATCTCCAATGTAATAGTCGGCTATGACCTTCTCAGCACTTGCTGTCATCGCTTCATTGGCCCTTAAGTATACTGTACTAACCGTTTGTGAGGATACAACAAAATATTGTGATGTCTCACTATTCCCCGTATAAGCAATGGTGCTGGTACTATATCCCGTTAATGTAAATGTGTTTGTGGTCGTTTCGTCGTAAAAAATGCTGTAGTCTTTTAGGTTGTGATCAACCAGATAAATTCGAGATATTACGGTTGGTGTTGAGAATGTCATAATAATATTGGTGGCCGTTGCCCCACTATAACCATTAGATGCGTATTCAGTATCCCTATTCCCATCGATCATATTAACAACGGTTGTGCTATTGCTATCCACAGTCAATGCGGTTGTGGTGTTTATAAAATTCGCTTTCTTTATTTCCATATTAAACATAGTTCTCTATCCTTAATTTAGCGCAACGCTTTGATTGTTTCTTTTAAGTTTGAATAGTTCTGAATCAATTCTCTTGGCGAATTCGGCAGCCTGTTGTTGATCACCCATAATAGGGCCGGCAAACGTGATATTTACATTCTGACCGCCACCACCGCCACCGCTTGATAATGTTTCAAATAGTCTTGATTGTTGCGCTCTGTTTAATACCATTTCACCTGAATTAGCTGCAATTAATACACGGTCACCAGAGAAGCTATTTCCTGGCACTACTCCCCCCATTGCAAACTTGGGGGCATTTCCAACAATCCCACCATTTTTAAATGCCTCTAACTCTCTTTCAAATCTCAATGACTCACGTAATCGTGCTAATTTACCTGCAGTTAATCCTGCCCCCTGTTTTCTTAACTCGGCCTCTTCTCTTAACAATGCGTCTCTAATGCCAAGTGCTGCTGTCTGAGAAATACCTTCTCCACGCTCACCTGCTCCTGGAAACGCCTCTTTAAATGCCTCTATTATTATTTTACCAGTTTCCGTAGATGAATCTATAGTCCCTCTTTCTGATAATCCCTCTGCCATTGCCTTGTTAAATCTCTGAACCTTTTCTAATCTCTGGTCTAACAATGAATTAGTTTTATTATTGCTCTGCTGCAATCTTTCAAGAACCTGTTTCATTCCTTCAGTTATAGTTAAGTTTTCCCCTTGTAAATTAAGAAAGTCTTTAAATCTGTCGGGTATTTGTCCATCTGCACCCATAGACTCCTTAAGATCTTCTAATAGTCCCAATTGCTCTTGGAATAAATCTTTATCTGCTGAAAGAGTGCCTAGTACACGCTTTGTGTTTTTGACCATTGTATTGAAGGCGTCTTGTGCGTATTGAGCAACCGTTTTTACAGGCCTAGCCCCAAATAAGTTACCTAAAAGTCCGCCCATTATCCCTGTAACCGCTCCGCCAAGGAAAGATGACATAGCAGGCACCATACCTGATACCCCAGCCTGTATTGCATTAGATATCGGACCACCAGACCCCATTTGAACTTTTATGACATCCTCAAATGATCCTGAAAACAATTTAGCTGATGACTCGCCAAAATCTCGCATTGAGTTAAGCGTCTCTTCATTTATTTCTTTGATATGTTTTGTTAATAATTTATCTTCTTCAATCTCTTTTTTTCTTGAAGCATCTTTGACTTTTGCTACTTCTTTAACATAATTTTCCTCGATTTTAATTCGTTTTTTTGAGGCGTCTTCTCTTATCTTTGTTAGTTTATCTGATGTAAGCTCAGTTCGATTGACTTCTTTTTCTGCAAAACCGCCCATAGATTTATTTGCCCTATTACCAAATGACAATATAGAATCCAAAATCCTGTCACTCAATTTATCCTGAGCTTTTTGTAGTTCATCCCATATTGCTGTGTATGTTTCAGCTCTAAAAGGTGCTGCCATTAGATTTGTAGCAATTGCCGAAAATATTTTTATTCTAGTCTCTAAGTCTAATAAAAATAGATCCATCTTTCGATTAAACTCAGGCAAATGGCTCGTATCTGTAATATCTCTTATAGCTGCTGCTAATCCCTTAGCACGAGGTAATAGTTTATTTCCTATGGCAACACTCAACTGAAATAGATTGTCTTGAATGTTTGATATAATCCCAAAGAACGCTTTATTCTGTCTCTCCATTAAATTGAAGAATTTACCACCCTCCCCCGACATACTCTTAAACGCGGCTTCTACTTCTTTAAACCCAATCAAACCCCTGGATGTCATAGCTGCTATTTCAGCCTTTGTTTTACCTAAGTTTTTAGCCAGTTCCGATAATAATGGAACACCGGCTACGGCAAAGTCTCTCAATTCCCGACCAGTTAACTTACCCTGGGCCTGAACCTGTCCATAGTTTAATGCCAGTCGTCTGAAGTCTATCCCAAGCCCTGCTGCCACATCCCCTAAGGCCTTCATTGTAGGTATTAACTTCTTTGCTTCAATTCCCATACCAAGCAATAGTTTAGCGTTATCGGTTAGCCCCTGGAGCTCAAATGGCGTTTTAGCTGCGAACTGTGCAAGATCCTTTAATAGCTTTTTTGCTTCTGTTGCCGATCCAAGCATTGTAGTAAATGCAATTTCCCATTGCTCTGTTTTTCCTGCGGCTCTTAGAAATATAGCGGCTGTTGCGCCGGCGGCAACACCAATGGCGGCAACACTCTTAGCCGCTTTTTTAGCGACACTAGTTAAGGATGCTATGCCACGATTAAGTTTTTTAAGACCAGTAGAAAACTTGTCTTTTAATCGGACTATTACATTAACATTTTCATTTCTTGCCATAATTACCTTCCACGGGTTTGTTCTTTATTTAATTTATCTTGAATTTTGTTTTCTTGATCGATCCCTTCACTTGCTACGATATGATTAAATGTAAAATCACTGATACTCAGTTTCAAAAGATCGCTTGGTAAACATGAATATCGTTTAGACAGCACATCATATATTACTGCCTGCGTCTTCGAAATAGACCGAACCGAGGTCCCTTTTTTTTTACAGAAAAACAGTGTTGAACAATAATGTCATACAAATCATTACCCACCATATAGTTTTCTATAACGTGCTTAATCAAGGGCTCGACATCATAATTGCCATCAATGCTAACAATCGCCTTATTAAACAGTCTAACCCAAACCTTCTGAACATCTTTTAATGTTGTCTGTTTCTCCTTTTGTTTCTTATAGAAAGCATTGGCTTCAATATCCCAATCACTTATCGGAACGCCTTGCTTATCCAGAAAGTCGTCCGGGGTAACCTTCCTTATTTCGTAGGCTACCCCATCCACGTCCACATTAATTACATCGAGTATTTTCTTTTCAGTATCAGAAAACATATATTCTTTTAATACCTAGTAGGCGGCAACATCATTGATGAGCGTTGCAGATATATCAGTATTGGTGGTCGTTGGATCTTCACCAGATCGTATCGCTGTTATCTCAGGCTCAACCATTAATGTGTCTGGCCCCCCAACTTCATGATCCCCGGCATTGTAAAACACCTTAGGCAAGACGACCTCTAATGTATTGTTCGCTTCTGCCGTAATGCTTGGCCCTTCTAAAAACAGCTTTATTGATGCCTGGCTGTTCGCTATAAATCGGTCATAAACTGCTGTGGTATCGGCTCTCATGGTTAGCTTTAGAGAAATATCTCTCATGCCAGGCGGTAATTGTTGAACGGTGTTTGTCCCAATACTTCTAACGTTGTTGTCGTTTGTTAGATTATTGTTAACGGTGAGTTCAAATCCTACAATCTCCTCATATGCTGTGGATGTAAGAGACGCAACCGTTTCAGCATATTGAAACTGCCCATCAGTAAATAAGAATGGTCTAGTAGCACTAAAACCGATTGCAGTATCTGCAATAGCTGTTGTTGTCGTCCCTGCTTTTCCTACGATATCATAACTGGCGGATATAGGACTCCCAATCTCTGCACTTATCGTCATTTGATTAATTCTGCAACCGGTATATCGTCTAGAAATGGTTGGCCCTTTTCTGACATCAATTGTCCACGATGTTGTGCTCCCTAGTAACAAATCATTATCAACTGTAATGCTGTGAGTGTATGCGGCGCTGGTAAGTGACGTTGTGTTTATAGATCCCCCCATCCCTGCGAGAAATAATTGGATCCCATCTACTGGGTGTAAATCCATTTCAATTGAGCCATCCACAACCTGATTCATTTGAAAACGACGATTATATGATCTAGTTGCGTTTATCCCCTCTGATTTTTGCTCATCGATCTTCTTTGTTAATGATATGCTTCTAAATTCGAAAGCTGCCGTTCCTGCTGCTGAGGTATTGGGCGTTCCAAATGTTGTCTCTGTTAATACTGTCGCTGCTGACCGATAGCCTTGTTCTGCGTTTGATCCGATTGGCATAATTAATCACCTTCCCTGATTCTTTTTTTAGGCTCTTTGTATGATTCCCAGACTCTGCCTCTTCCTATTTTCATTCTTAAAAATTGTTTGGCCATGTCTGCGGGTAATTCAATTATGTTTTGCTCTGGATTATCGCTCGGAAAAGTTCTATTCAAATAACATCTTTTGCTTGTTAGAATATATTTAAGTTTTATTTTATCATTCTTCTGCTTTTTTGGCTCTTGATTAATTTTTGTGATCGACTGTCGTTCTGCTTTTTTGTTCTCTGGCATAATTACTATCTCCTTTTGATCTGTAGTCAATCGAACAACCGTATATGACTACATCTTCACTACACAATAATTCTTTGGCCGCCTCAAAACTCTTTATGTCGGTAACTTCAAATTTTTTACTTTTTACGGCCCTTAACTCTTGCTCATTCAATGCCCTTCTGTAATTTAATATGTTTCCCAATGCATCCTCAAGATTCTCAACTCTTGGTATACCCAGTATCCCCTCATCGTTTGTATTGATTACCTTTTTGGCTCCAATTTGTCTTGTTATCCATTCGTATAGCCAACGGCAGGAAAACGATAGGTTATGACTAGTGCTGACGAGACGACCATGGGGGTTTATAACCCTCATTTGGTTTAAGTAGAAGTTTTTAACATGGTAATTGTCTGATGAGTAGAAGTTGCCACCAATCTTGAATGAGAAGTCAAACCCACATAATATATACTCGTCGTATTTAATAACTGAAGATGTATATACGATCATTGAGTTAGAGACATTTGACCCAGCTGGGATCGTATCTGGTATGCCAGATAATTTACAAAACTCCTTCTCAGACTCAATATTGTCTTTATTTACATAATAGGTCTTCGGGCCTTTCCAATTTGCCCCCCAATTAGGGTTTCCACAGATATTACTTACCATAATAATGTCCTTTGTGTATTTAAGCCAAGGCTCACAGTACAATTCAAAAGACACATTGGCATCAGCTGTAAACATGTAGTCAGGGATTATTCCATTGTCAATCAGTGTGCCAAATGTTTTATCTATACAAAGAACATCAATTTTATCCCGGTGTGATTTAATCGTTTCAAGTTGATCATCTAGTGAAGCACCCCCGGACACACAAACTGCGACTTTTCCCGTACCTTGGTACATAAGTTCCTTCATATGTACATTCATGAATTCCCTATTTATTTCTGTATTATATCTCCACTGAGGACCCCATGTATTGTACGCTCTCTTTGATTGTTCTAGTGATTCTTCTGCTGTTACTTGTGCCATTATATTTCTATTCCCCTTTTGTCTCTTACCATTTGGTCATATCCCCTGGCCAGTTCATCATGACAAGACTCACAGCTTCTTAATATATTTTGCATCAGTTTTATCGCGGATTTCTTGTGAAAATGATACTGCGTGTAATAGTAATTCAATTCATCAAATGCTTCCATAAGGTATTCAATTCTTTCTGAAACTAATACTTGGGTATCCCGAACCTGAAAATCTCGCATCCATATGTCATTGAAATCTATGGGCCTTTCCTCTACATCGATTTCCTCTTCATCTTTTTTATGTTTGTGTTTTGCCATGTTTAACATCTCCTTTTAACTTATTGCTGCCTTAAAAAATTCGCCTTCTAATTTTACTGCTGATAAATGCACCCCATCCCTGTTTTTGGCACCTTCTAAGTATGCGTCGGCAAACTGAGCACTTGTGAACAAACATGTATCCCACCCATCTGAGCCATCTACCTGTGTATTTGATCTAAATATAGTCTCGATGTTCCTTGCAAATGTTTGTACTTGTTTGTCAGATGCATCTGAACCATCTTGCTTATATACGAAGGCTGTAATGTTAATGCTTGTGGTTATGTCTCGTTTTATAGATACTGCTCCCCCACCTATTGATGTGGTTCCCAATTGTGAAAACTCTTCTTCTTTTCCAATGAGCTCAACATACGCACTTGGGTATTCACTTGCATATGTTGGTATCTTTGATGGGTCGCCTATTTTAATTCGATTGTGTATATTGTCTGATGCGATTGGATAATCAACACTCATCGAAGCTACTAGCGTAGAAACGGTGGATGTAGCACCTAAAACAGAATGTACATTTTCTAGTAGTGCTCTGTAGTCATATGCCATTATAAATCACCCACGTAATGCTTGCCAACCAATTTTTCTATTAAATTGTCTGCTTTCTTGGAGATCCATAAAAACTTTCGTTCAGGCACATTCCCTGTTCCATTATTATGAGCCCCGGCATATTCTAAGCGTGAACCTACCCTAGCGGTATTCTTTGTGTGCTTAAGTATTAATGATGCTCTAAGCAATCCAGTGTCTTGTAATATCTTGTGACCCCTAGACTTATTCTTACCAACACGCCTACGCTTAACTGTCTTGGGATCCAGTTGTTTCCATTTGCCATCTGGCCCCTCTTCTTGCTTGAAATGATTAAGAATGTCTTTGTGCATGATAATTGAGGTTAACCCCATTAGTCTATTTGTCGATCTGGCATTCTTAGTCATTCTATTAAGACGCTTTTTCAATTTTTTAAGATCTATTTTAATCTCTGTTTCAGTCTTCGCCATTCTAAAACCTGTCGGTCGCTATATCTGATAATCTATCTGGGTCAACTCTCCATGATGTTGATGTGTCTAATCCGAAGGCTAGCGTGTAATCTTCTGTGTTGCTAGTTATTACAGTTCTCGTGGATCGCTCTGATATTATATTCCCTGATGTATCAACGAGGTCTATATCTCCATCCTTGATTTCCTTAAGCATGTCCATTGCTTTATCGACAAGTTCTTCTTGCCACTCTGATGTATTATGGGAGTCTCTCATAAAAGAAGATCGATAAGCATATCCAGCACTTAAGTCTTCTGCTATAGTAATGATGTAGGGGGGGACAGTGGTAAATGGAAGTCCATAACGCCGAGCAATAGATGCATTAACAACGGACTCAGCTCTTGTGATATTGTCTGATAAGACGGTATCAAAAGTGGTGCTGGATTGTGGAAATCCAGGGAACCGTGCCTTCATGTTTGTCGTATTGGCGTATGACCCCATTTAGTCTACTTTTTCAATTGAATCTAGTCGTCGAGATACGTTCCTTGATGTTCTGGTGACTTTAAATGTTTTTATTATTGTCATTCCTTTATGATTCCGGATCTTCTCTGTTTCATAAGTAACTGATTTAACCGTATTATCAATTTTAGAGGGGTCTGGTCTTCCTGGTTGCCGTTTACTAGATACAATTACTTTTGACCCAACTGGCCCATCTACCACGTTATTTGGGTTTACTGATTCTGGTTCTTCATCCGATTCGTCATCCGGCTGGTTTTCCTTTAGAAGAGTGTAGAGCGTCTCATATGGTGCATCCACATCAAACTCAAGCCCCAAATTATCCAATTTATCAATCACATCTGCTTTTTTTATTCGTTTCATTATTTGCCTCCATTTTTAGGGGGGGGGGGAAGGTAAGATCAGTTCCTTCCCCCAAATCCTTTTAACTAGTTAACACCACGTACTAAATACGCTGCTGAAGTCGCTACAGGTTTTGTAACGAAGAATGAGTTAACTTCGACCCAATCCCCTTCACGTTCATCATTCCGGTATTTCTTTACGCTAAAAGGCATTTCTTTACGATCTTGCTTGAAGAACGTTTTAAGCGCTGATGCAGTTCTCAGGCTTGGAGTTGGACTATTGTAACCAATCCATGCGTCTGTATCCCATATATATGACATGGAATCTGCAGCACCCTCTCTTGCTGTATTATAGACAGCTTCCCCAACATGTAGTTTTGAAATTCCTAACGTGGCTTGAATAATATCCTTGCTTATTATTCCCCGCTCAGAATATTTGATCCTCTCTAAGATGTTAGGATGATTTTCAAGACCTTGCATGATTGGAAACCCAATTATCATGTCAGTTGGTTTCTTCCCTGAGTTTTGCAATATGACAGTGGTCGCTGTACTCACGTCTCCAATGGGATCTGACGTTGTCGTCAATGTTGTCCATTTGATTGTACTTGTTAAAGAATGTGAATTTCCTGCTGCTGTGGATGTAAGAACTGTCTGCATTGCCTGTAATTCTTTTTTTAACAATATCCGCTCAGTTAGATTCTCCATTGCATCCACATCCGGGGCAAGCGGTGAATCTGCATTTGATCTATCTCTGTCCGATACTAGATCACGCAATGAATGACGCTCTAGTTGATAAGTGGATGTAGATAGTGTGTATTCTGCTTCGTTTGCTGGGGCTTTGTTTGCTCTGATCGTTTCAGGGATTCTGAAATGATCACGTCCATAGACGTAATAAGCATCTGTTTCTTTTGCTACGGGAACTTGTGGTATTGCACTTGTTGCAATAAACGCACTAGACTCGTTTGCATATCTAACCGAAAGATTAGATAGTGGGGTGTCGATTTGATGAAGGCCTTGGCCTGATGCATATGGCATATTTTTTATCTCCTTTCGATTATGATGTCACTGTCGTAGTAATTGCTTGACTAAAACTTGGGTTAATAAATACTTGGCTTACGGTCCCTGTTCCTGCGCTGATACCTTGGATTTGACCAAGAATATATGCTGATCCTGATGTGAGATCTGAAACGGTTCTCGCTTGAACCCGTAATGTTCCCCAAGATGTTGTAGTGTCTGTATCAAAACTTACGTAATCACCGATTGCGGTTGCTGTGTTAGCTCCTGAAAACTTTACTTTGCTATATCCGAATGGTGATATTCTTACAGATCCACCACTGGCCGAAGCATACCCCCCAGCCTGAACTACCCCCGCGAACTTTGAATAATTTGTAGTTGTATTCATTAGTGCCACGGTGTTAGTTGCTGACCAATATGTAGCAAGATATTCAGCTGTTGAAGTAGCTACAGTTGTGGTTCCGGCTTTAACAGATATCTCTGCGTTCCATGAGTGTACTGATGACATTATTCGCCCTCCTGTGCTGTGTAAGCGGCTACTGCATCCTTAAGGCTTGGCGCATCTTTGATTGCAGTTGCTTTCGCTTTTTCTTTTTCCGATTCATTTTTTGGTGAAACAGCGGATGTGTTTTCTTTGACATCTACTGCATATTGACTTAGCTCAAAAAATTCTGTTACGACATCAATTGGATTGTCTTCTTTTGAGTATTGCTTTATTTGATCTTGCTGTGCGTAAAGAGCCGTGGCAAGTTCCTTTTGTGCTGGTAAAATCTTGTTGTTTTCAATTAAAGAATCAACTTTTGATTCTATTTCTTTTTCCCTTGATGCTTGCTTTAGAGCCGAGAAATCTTTTTCAACGGTTTCTTTCGCTTCTTTTTCATCAGAGAATTTCTTTTCAGCGGTTTCTTTTTCACTGGTTAACTGTGCGTTTTTATTAGTTAATTCAGCAATTTTGGATTGTAGCTCTTCTTTTTCCATAGTCTCATCCTCCTCAAGATTGTTTTTCCCGATACTATATTCAACTTCTCTTATTTCTGCGGTCTCTTGTGTTGGACAATGCTTTGATGTGTATAGGCTCAGGATGTCGTCGAGTGTACCCACTGCTGGGGTGTCGGCGCCTAAGATTGCTATGGATTTTAACGATTTAGGGAATATTTTACCATCTTGTCCTTTTAAATTGAAGTATATCTCAGAAGATATCCTTTTGAATGCCTTGTTTTGAATAAGCTGGTATATCTTTTCTGGGATATCTACAATGTCTGCAATAAGTTTTTCACCTACGACATAGACACGCTCTAGCCACCCGGCTGCGGGAAGCCCGTCATTAGCTAAAAGTGCCTGTTTTGAATTGTGCCCAAGTTTAACGTATGGCTGTAGTCGTTGTTTTAATGGCTCAAAGTTCTTCTCAATCTCTTTAAGATCATCTAGTGTGTATTTGTCACCGTTGTGGGTGCCTACTGCGAAAATCTCAACACCATCAAGGGTTCTTAAATCTGCGAAGTCTTTTGATTCTGCCTCGTCCTCTGCAGCCAACTTTAACTGCTCTCGCATGCTGGACTCTAGCTCACCTAGTAAAACAGCAATTTCTTGGATGATCTCTTTTCCACTATCATCTTTATGTGTGATCTCTCCTGTCTCATCTGCCCTGTATACCCATTCTGATGCTGATTCTAGAGTCCATTGGTCTTTTGTGAATAGATAGGACTGTATAGCAGTGTTCCTATCCCCCTTCATGAATCCGGCCACAGCTGAAATCCCCTGCATCATATCAATATCCATTAACTTTAATGAGTTTTCCTCAAACTCGTCTACATCTTTTTTCTTCACTCTTATGAATTTATCGATTATATCTGTGTCACAGTAATTAAAATCTTTTATTTCCATGTTTTATGTCTCCTTATTATAATAATTCTCGCCACTGTATACTGGCCTCAACATCTGCATTCGTAGATCCACCGACGGGCTTTACACATAGGACCATTTCATCAACAGTCCCGGCTATATTCGCCCCCTGCCTTATTGTTAGGCGATACCATTACTTAATCACCATCTGGTATAAGGTCACACCAAAGCTGAAAAGTACGCCACACATCACAAGCCCACCGTGGAACATGTAGACATACTTTTCAAATTTGTATTGACGCTTTTGTATGTGGGTTACCTTTTTGTATAGCCCATCCGGCCCGCCATCCACACCGTTCAATCCCTGCTCTATTAGCATCAGTTTTGTGTATATTTTATCTAATTTACTTCCTTCATCTTCGGTCATTGTTTGTTTGCATCTTTCTCTTTTTTATCTGGTTTAATTTCGTGAGTGGTCAGACTTGATAGAACTTGACTGATCTGGCCAAGTTTTAGTGTTGGGAAAATCCCCTCTGACACTATCGATTGAATGTTCTTAACTGTTTCATCTGATACTTTGTACTCTTTCATTTATGCTACCTCCAATAATTCTAATCTTGATTTTAAATCTTCTATTACTGTTTGTTGCTCATTACATGTATTTATCAACATTCCCACCAATGGATTAAGATCAAGTCCTCTGGGTCTAATTATTTGCTCCCCTTCTGAATCTAATCTATAAACAATGTCTCCATTATCATCTGTTTTTACGGTCTCACCATCATCTTCAACTTCCCATTTGTATTCTATCTTTTTACCGTCAACTGCTTCTGGTATTACAAGTTCCACTTCTTGGGCAATTAGACCGCCTCTTGGCGTGCCTGGGTCTGCTAAATACTCAAACATAACGCCTCTTAACTGCTTACATTCATCAACTCCATAAGTCATCAAAGTAGGTTCTGTTTTTATCCTTGCGTCTGAAGATGAAACAATCGTTCCATTTCCACTTCCAACTGTTAGAGATCCGTTACTTGTATATTGGTTGATTTGTATAGTCCCGTTTGTATTCTCAAAGTACGCACCTAGGCCAGATTCATTAAATATCAAATTATTCTCTCCTGCTATTTGAAAATCAAACCCGTTAGGATCGTTATCGTTTCTCAATACAAGAGGCCAATCATTTGATCCAGAGATAAGGGTAGTCGTTGAATTTCCATTTACATTAAGGTGTGTAAGGGTACCTAAACTTGTGATATTCGGTTGGGCTGCGGTTGTTAATGTACCAGCAAGATTTGTTGCCGTAAGCGTCAATATTCCAGCGACATTGTTACTTGCATCTATCGTGACACCTGTATTCTTAACTAGCTGACCAGTTGTCCCATCATAAACAACGATGGCTCCATCAGTTGCTGTTATCGGACCTATTACATTTCCATGCGCTGTAATTGGCATTTAATCAATCTCCCTCGAAAATATCTGTAAGGTTGAGTTTGTCTGTGAGCTAACACTAAAATACATGATAGTATTCGTGGCCAAATTAAGATCAATTTCATTATACGAAGCTGATTGAGGGACTCTAAAAAATGGGCTTCCCGTTGAAGTCATTGCGATATCGAAACTGGGGGGGCTTGATGTAGTTGTATTCGCTACGGTGCTGACGGTGAATCCCACCACCTGACTAGTAAATGTATTTGCTAGAAATGACCCTATTGTGTCCATTGTCTTGTTGTATATCGCTATATTAGCGGTTGCCGGCCCCCCTCCACTTACTGACTCTACTGGTAGCGGATTTGCTGCGTTCCAATTTAAGTTATTCTCATCTAATATTTGTACTCTCTGTGATCCTGCCATTGTATTATCCTCCTAATTATTTTTTTTCTTAGTCCAAAATCCACCTGGATTTTGTTTATACCGATCACCAAATGTTCGTGATTCTTGAAACTTTCCACCTTTAAAAAACCCATCATTTTCCTCTTTTGTCGCTCCAAATATCTCATCTTCTTCAAATTCTATCTTGGTTATCGGGATCATGGTTGATCTGCATTGAAAATGATTTGGGGGCTCTATAGTAGCCAGATAAGGACTGTCGGCTAAATATACCTTTCCATCGTGATCAAAGCAAAAATCTGTTGTTCTTGAGTCTATAATTGCAGAATACTGAAATGCCACGATGTCACCCGACGAAACAAACGGTTCGAAATATGCCTGTTTTGTTTGGTTGTACGCTTTTAATCCGTTCGTTCTAACTATATTTTCTAAACGGTGCCCATCAAATGACGGGTCATAATCTTCAAAGATCTCGTTTAACTGCCTAACAGCTGATTTTACTGATGCCCCCTCAGTTATGGCACCCTTTAGTGTTAGCTTTGCTTTACTCAATATATCTTCATTCACAAGGTCTGTTATGAATACTGGTTGAGCGTTTAATATATCATCTGTGATTGTCTCTAAATCAACATCGATGAAGTTTTGTGTGATAAATAAGTCTTTTGCATCCCTTACACCTAGTTTGTTAAACTCCCGCAGCATCCCCTTTACACCCATTTTGAAGTTATTGGTCCCCTTTAATTTTAGGTTGTCTATTTTATCTAACCTCTTGTTCTCTATCCATCGGCCCTTCTCCACTGCGTTGATCAAGTTTTCCCTAATGATTGATATGGATGACCCCAATTTGATTATATTCTCATCCTCGGTGGTCTCAAGTCGCGCTGAGACATCTTTAAAGTTTACCTTCTTCTCTGCCATGTTGGGTTTTCTTACCGGGCCCAGTGCCATCTGCTTCTCATCCTCAGCCTGTTTCTTCTCTACACCATCCACATCTTTGGGGTCTTTTTTGGGTTTGGGATCTTGAATTTGGTCGGAGCTTTGCTTTTTACCCTCGAACGGGATCCCCGTTGAACTTTCTTTGAACTCCACATCCCCTATTGGGGCTCCCACTATATCTCTAGCCCAATTTATCTCCTCATCGCTCGGCTTATACCCCGCCCCCTTAACGATCTCCACCCATGACTTAAGCATTTCAAACCTCTGTTCTGCATTAAGTGGATTAAACGCAAACTTTGGATATGGGGCGTTTCCTATCGCCCAGTTTGCATCGACCATTGGGATTATGATTTGACGGTTTATAATTCGTGTCAGATCTTTTCTAATGTCCTCTATTATCATGAAGAACATCTCAAATTGATTCTTACCTAGCGCGAATGATCCCCCATCTGTCTCTGATCCCCCAATACCCAATAGATCAGGTATCCCCATGCTCCTAGATATCATCATGTTATATTTATCAATGGCACTCTCAAATCCATCCCCGCTAGCCCCAGACTTATTTTCTTCTAGCAGCTCTACCAAAGCATCCTCTGGAATAATGATAGATGTGGATGTCTGGATGGTTTTTAGAACTTTTAATAACTGGTCCTTGTCTTCTTGAGTTGCTGATACCCCGTATTTGCCTATTGCTGTGGGGGATCCATATTTCTCAAGGTAAATATTCCAGAACTTTATAATGAGATCCTTAGACCACCATGACCTGTATGCTGATTCTAAATCACTTTTACCATACCAGTTTCCAAACTCCATTTGATGAGGGAATAGAATTACTTTACTTGGATTAATTTTAATAACCCCCGTTTCACCATCCTGCTCGATCTTGTCTACGTTCCCCTTTTCGTCTGTAAATATTCTAAATGAATGCGGGGCTCTAGTCTTCAAATACTTTAATTTGACGTTCCCGTCATCTATCTTCCATACTGGCTCTGTTATAGAGAAACCATAATCTAGGTTGGTGAGCATTTCTCGCATTGATTGATCAAACGATATCTCGATGTCATCTTCCAACCATTTTAATATGTCGTCTCTTATTTCTTCATGAATGGGTACTTGGTCGTCAATAACGATGTTCCAACCTGAGTTCAAAACAGATCCCTTCTTGACCATAAGGATCGACCGTATTTGATCATCCTTTCTCATCTTGTCATAGATATCAAAGTTTCCCCTTTTTCTGTACAACTCATCTGGATTGTATGGCTCAAACTGACTAGGAAAGTACATTGTTGATCGACTACTAGTTACCTCTGACGTGGGAATCCCTTTTCCCATGTCATCCCTAGCAAAATTTAGTGCATTTACATTTTTTTTTCTTTTTCGTTTCCCCATTACCAACCCTTGATAGCTTGGCGGTCTTCCCCAATAGCTATATCCATATCACTCAATTTAAAACTCCCTGAAGATAACCAGTTGTATAGAGCAAGGCTAATAACACAATCATCATGAAACCCAAGAGGTGCATTGGTTTTGATATTTCCTGCCTGGCTAACTTGATATTCATAGGCGTCTAACTCCAGAAGTAATTGCTTGAATGGGGGGTAAGAGATACTTTCGTTCTCTGTAGCCACAATCAGCTTGTCTATAAGCTCTCTTTTAGAATTACTTGTGAAATGATACCCTTGAACAGGGAGACCCATTCTCTTCAGGTCTTCAAAAATTGGATCACCAACGCCTGTGCTATCAATAATTACCTTGCACCTGTATTGTTTGCACAAATTATACACTATATCCTTCTGAATGTTCCAGTCCAATTGATTAAATCTTTCAATATGCACAACCCTACCCTCAACCGTTCCTATTGTAAGGACGGTATAATCATTGACCTTTGCAAGGTCGAGTCCTGCAACATACCTTTTTTTTGGGCTAAACTTCTCAAACTTTGATGTGGCACATATCCTAGCCTTTCTGAATACAATTCCACCACCATCAAGGAACTTTGCGTATATCTCTTGATCCACAACATTTTCTGGAAGTTGCTTTACAAGCTCATCTACGACCTCTCTTTTTAGGAATCCCCCTTTTTCGATTGTGTTGTCATATGTACTGGCATTTAGACTTGTCCATTGTGGCTTTGTCTTATCCAGACCATTTAAGTGGAACTTATAGTACAGCGTCTTTCCCTTTGGTGTGCCTATGAATAACACTGGGGCGTCATAATCTAGTGTGGTCGGTGACAATGAGTTCTCCCATACTTCAGGGTTCTTAAATGCTATCCCTGATTCATCAACTACCAACGACATGAAGCTGTAGCCCTCTATGAGGTCAGGACGGTCTACTGAAAAAAATTGAATGCGTGAAAAGAAACCCTTGATGGCATTGGTACCAATTGGAAATAGATTGATGTGTAATTCTGACTTGTTCGCATGGTGGGGTATCTTGTTTGACCTTAAAAATCGAATCGTTTTATAGTATCCCAGCTTGGTTTGTCTAAACGTTGGAGCCACCCATGCATGTGGGTTATCCTCGTCGGTTTTATTGACCAGTGTGTGTTTTATAGTCTGCCATCTAACAGCAAATTCACCTTTACCAAATCGTCTGCCGGCAGCTAGGACAGTGTATTTTGTATTAACATCAAAGAATTTGAGCTGTTTATCAGTTAATACATTGTTTATTTTAAGTGTTTTCAATCACGGCCCGTTTATCTCTTTTTTATCATTGATTGCGTATCTAAATAATACCCGTTGTTTTTTAGCCACCGGCTCAAACTTTGAGGGGTTGTACCCACCTTCCCATCATGAATATTTATAACCCTTGGTGCTATTTTTCGCAGTGTCTTATGTGTTTTCAGTAGTAGGTTTAATTCATGGACGTTGTACTTGATTATTTTCATTTATTTATCTCTTTTTGGTTAAAGTAAAATACCCCGTGGTGCTGTTTTAGTTCCCTGAGTAATAGGTTTTTTCCTGCGTACTCCCTCCAAATTTTCAACCCGTCAGAATCTTCATAATGAATTACGTTTCTATTCTCGTCGAAGTGTCTCCAAGCCTCCTCACCATCTGAATTTCTAAGGTGAATCATATTATTGTTATCGTCGAATTTTCGCCACTCTTCGTCCCCATCTGAATTTTTATAATGAATCATATTGTCGTGGGCGTCGAATTTTCGCCACTCCTCATACTCGTTAGAATTCCGAAAGTGAATCACATTGTCGGCGTCGTCGAATTTTCGCCACTCGTCAACACCATCATCATTTACCCAATGGCTATGATTACCGTTTCTGATGTAGGGGCCAGCATGTCCCGTGACAGCTAACCCGTTTTCTTTAAGTATTAAATCGATTATGTTCGTCATTTTTTAAGCTCCTCTCCATCTAAGTAGAATTTGTTGTTTATCTTTTCAAGTACCCTGCTTTGCCTTCCGCCTATTAAATCTGATTCGGGAAGCTCGTATTCGCACCACTCTTC